AGAGGGACTGACGAAGCGCGACTACCTCCGGACGCTCGAGACCCGCCGCGGCGTCTCGTATGCGGCCTGGGGCGTCAAGCGACTGACGATCGACGGCCTCACCGGGGCACGGTCTCGGGTCGCGTCGATCCTCCGCGGTGGCGGAGCTTCTGCGCCGGAGCTGGTCCCGCTGACCGGGCTGACCCTTCAGTCTGTCCGCCGGGCCCTCCGCGAGCTGGAGCGGTCCGGCCTTGTCGAGCGGTCCGGCGTCGTGCCCGGGACCGGAGGGCGCCGTCTTCCGGTGTTCGTACTGGCCGCCGAGGGCGCAGCATGACCGCCCGGGCTCCGCTGGGCCCTGACAACCGCGTAACGGTAGCCCAGGCCGCGCGGGAGCTCCAGGTACGACGGGAGACCGTGCGCGCCATCGTCGCAGGCCTCCGCGGTCTGACCATCGGTAGCCGCACGACCTACCGCTGGGGATCGGTGGTCGATGCCGCCGAGGCCTACCAGGCCGGAGCCGAGGTCACGCCGAGGCCGCGCGCCGTTGGCGGCTCGCGCTGGGCCAGGCGGGTGGGCGATGTGGTGTGATGCGGATCGGGTCAATTTTTTCTGGGATCGGCGGGCTCGAGCACGGTATCAACGGGCTCGAGCCCGATTCCCTGGGCCAAATTGTCTACCAGGTCGAGGCCGATCCCTTTTGTCGGCGGGTCCTCGCGAAGCACTGGCCCCACGTGCCAAGGTTCGACGACGTGCGGACCGTCGGCGCTCACAACCTCCCACCCGCCGATCTGGTGGTCGGCGGGTTCCCGTGTACCGATCTAAGCGCAGCCGGGAAACAGGAGGGCCTACACGCTCCGCGGTCTGGACTTTGGTGGGAAATGCGAAGGATCATCGATGAGACCCGTCCAGCTCTCGTTGTGGTCGAAAACGTCTTCCACTCCTGGCGTTCCTACCTGCCCGAGCTGCGGCGCTCTCTCTGGGCCGTCGGGTATTCCAGCGTGCCAATTCGCGTGCGAGCCTCTGACGTTGGCGCCCTTCACCGGCGATCGCGGCTTTTCGTCGTTGCCTACGTTGACGGCGAAGGGCAATTACAATGTCGCCGGCCTATCGGCGCGGAGTGGAGACGGGCTGGCGACCGCGGTGTGCGGATTGCTGCCCACACTCATCTCGCGCGATTGGAAGTCTGCGGCCAGCTCGCCCGCGACCCAGAGCCGATCAACGGGTCGGCCGTTGAACGAGGCGATCCGGGGCACCCGCCCTGGACCAACGCCCGGCCCTCTCTGCCCGTGGTGGTGCGAGGCGTTCATGGGCTTTCCGGCCGGTTGGACCGACGTGGACGGGTGCCCGACCGACCCGCCCGGATCCGAGCTCTAGGAAATTCGGTAGTCCCTCCCGCGGCCGCCGTAATTGGGCACGTGATCCGCGAACTGTTCACCGAACGCGGCGATGTGATGTGATGGAGGTTCCCGCCCGCCTAGGTGAGCCCATGCCGCCCCGTCGCCCGTCGTCCTCCGTACGTGGTCTGTCCGTCGTTCGAGGCCCGCGGAGCGGGCTCTGGTACTGGAGGGTGCGCTACCATGGGCGCACGCTTTGGGCCGGGTGGGCGTCGAAGCGCGACGCGGAGCGGACCGCCCACCGGCTCCTCGCCGACCCGGAGGCCGACGCGGAGAAGGATCCGGGCGCCGACCTACCGCGGACCGTCGGGGAGCTGCTCAGGGGGTGGGGACGGGCTCAGAGAGACCGGTACGAGCGCGGAGAGATCCACCAGCGGACGTGGGAAGCCAAGCGGGGAGCCCTGCGCCGGCTCGACCGCGTGATCGGCGCTGTGCAGCTCCACGCGCTGACCTCGGCGACCCTCCGCCGGTACCGCGACGGCTCCGGCCTCGCTTCGATGACCATCCGGGCCGATCTGGGGGTTCTCCGGCAGGCCGAGCGCTGGGCCACCGAGCTGGGCTACCTCGATCGCGCGCTCCCACGGCTGCGGATCGACGCGAAGCGCCGACCGGTCTACACACCGACGATCGGCGAGGTGGCGGCCGTCCTGGCAGAGCTGGAGACCTGCCGCCATCCTTGGGTCTGGACCCTCGTTCGACTACTCGCCGCCACGGGGTGCCGGTACGGCGAGATCGCCGGCCTACGCTGGTCCGATGTCGACCTGGGCCGGGGGTGGCTACAGGTCGAGGGGAAGACCGGCCCGCGTCGGGTGCCCATCGTCGATCGCGCTCTCCTCGACGGGCTCCGCGCGGCCGCGATCGTGTGCGCGCTGGTCGCCCCTCACCGGTACGTGATCGGCGTGGCCAGGAGCACCTCGGCAGCCTGGAGCCGGAGCCGGGTTCCGCTCTACGTCGCGTGCGATGCCGCCGGGGTGCCACGCTTCAGCCCGCACGCCCTCCGCCGGATGGTCTCTACCCAGCTCCTAGAGGCCGGGGTGGCGGTCCTGACCTACGAGCAGATCATGGGGCACCGGTACGCCGTCGCGGCTCGCGACTATGCCCAGGCCCGAGACGGCGCGCTGTCCGACGCCGCCGCCCGCTCCGGTCTCGGCGCGCTACCCGCCGGGAAGGTGATCGCGCTGCGCCGGCACACATGACGGGCACAGCTCGCGAGATCCCGCGGTGTTCCTGAATCGTCCTCACTTGGCGAAGAAGTTAGGGCCACCAGAAGAACCACCGAATAACCTTGGTTATCTGGCGGTATGTGTTTTTTGTGCCCGGCGATATGGCACAGGGCGGCCCTCGGGCTGGCACAGGTCCGGGCACAGCTCGGGACTTATTTTCCGCCGGTGGCATATTCTCCTGGACACATTAACCACCGGTGGCTAATGTATTGGTGTCGGGGGGCGATGAAGCCGCCGACACCGAGGACGACACCATGATCGACACTTGCGAATTCCACTCTATCGTCTGTGAAATTCGAACGCTGATCGACTGGGCCCACCCCGCCCAGCGCCAACTTGGCGCGCTGGAGTGGAGATCTCACCGGGGCAGCCTCACCGCGGCCGACCTCGAGGAAGCGCGGCGCCTTCTCGATTCTATCCGGCCGCCTGCGTAGCCCACCACCCACCACCGAGGGACACCACCATGATCACCACGCGGACCATCTCCGGAAAGAACGCCCACCAAGCCCGAAAAGCCCACCACGCGGCGCTATGGGAGGCGATGTGCGCCCCGGCCCAGCCGGTGGCGTTTCCCGTCTTTATCCACGGCACCCGGAACACCTATGCCAAGTGGGATCGCTGTGTTGAACACGTGCATGTGGTAGCAAGCAGTCACGACACCTTCGGCGGCCTTGTGGATGCGATGAGGGCCGCCGACAAGGCGGATCCGGCCACGCATTGGTACGCGATCGATTCAAACGGCGCCTATGTGCCGGCGGATTCCGGGTGGCACCTAAGCCCGAAGGGGATCCCGGTCTGTGAGTGTGCGTTGTGCGGCGCTGTCAGCCACAAGGACGCCGATTGCTGTGAGTTCGAGATCCCATTCTAGGCCACCGCGTAGCCCCCACCGGGGCCCCTCGGGGCCCACCACCGCCGGTCCGCGGCACCACAGGAGCAACCATGAGCACCCCCGAAACCTTCACCGGCGCCGCCAGCATGGGCAGCGCATACGCCACCGAGGCCCAATGCGCCGCCGCGGACCTCCTCTGCTACGTCACCGCCGACGGCGCTAACGTCTTGGCTGACGCCCTCGCCTCGCTGGACGATATGGGGGCCACCCTCGCCGAAATGGCGAACGACGGGTGGCGATGCCACACCTTGACCGTTGCCGAGCCCGACCGGATCGCGGCGGTGGCCTTCGCGATGCTCCTCCGGACGGTGTCACCATGAAGCGCGGACGCGGACGCCCGCCGACCGGCCGATCGGCTCGACTCGACACCAAGATCCAGCCGTCCACCTTGGCCGCCGTCGACGCATGGGCGGAGACCCAAGGGATCGGCAGAGCCGCCGCAGTCGATCGACTGCTTCTGGCCGCCCTGGAGATGGCCCAGGAGGCCCTACGCCACGACGGCAAGGGCCCGGCCTAACGCCTCATCGATCCGCCGCAGATACCGCCCGTAGCTCTCGGACGTCGCGCCGGATCTCCCGGAGGGTATCGGCGAGGGCGTCGTGTTTGATCGTCGACTGCCCGACGACCTCCTGCAGGAGCTGGAGCTTCTCGGCGATGGCATCCAGGCGCCCGTCGGTTCTCTCGTGTCGGACATCGTCGGCTCCTTGGCGACCCTCGATCGCCGTTAATGAGGTTTCGAGGCTCGCTAACCGGCCGCCGAGATCCGCCCGCAGCTCGTCGATTTTCGGCCGGACGATGTAGCGGCGGACGACCTCGCCGAGGCCGGCCACCGTGACCGTACCGCCAAGGGCTCCGCCGACGGCGCCGCCGCCCATGGCCTCCAGCATCAAGTCGACCATCAATTCTTCCGCCATCAGTCCAGCTCCCGCCCGGCTTCGGTCCACGCCGAGACACACGCCCAGTCTATGGGGCCTCCTGGCTCCGCCTGACAGGCTCCGACGATGGCCCGTAGGCGGACGTCCTCCAGGAGCTGGGAACAGCCCTCGGCCCGTCCTGCGTCGCTCTGGAGGACCGAGACGCACCGATCCCACACACAGGGGAGTGTCAGAGACGCCGAAGGGTCAGCGCAGCCGGCCAGGCCGTCCACCGCGAGAGCTTGCCGGGTCTCGGCGTCAAGCGTGACCGGGGCCCCGACCTTTTCCGCGAGCTCCGAGATCGCCAAGGTCTGATCCGCGATGGCCTGGGCCGTTTCGGCCCCCTGATCTGGGGTCTGCTGGCCCCGACCAAGGAGGACGCCGCCGCCGAGGCCGGCTCCGGCCGCCACGATGGCCACCAAGATCCAGGTCAGTGTCGTCACGATGCCCCCACTGCGCCCTCGGCGGCCGCTGGAGCTGTCCGCCAACCCTCGCCGACGTGGCGGAGGCTGTTGGCGCCGGAGCCGACAGCGCCGCCCGCAGCGCCCCACGTGGCTATCGCCGTCAGCAGGTCAAGATCCGCCGGGGACATGGCCAGCCCCCCGGCCTTGCACAGTGCCCAGACCGCGAGGACGACGAGCGGAGCCGACGCCGCCCCGGCTCCCAAGATCGCCGTCTTGGAGCTGGCGAGCTTCGCCCACATCACGGGATCTCGATGGCGCCGGAGTCGAGGGCCGCCTGAATGGCCGCCGCTACAGGGTCGGCCACCCCTCGCGCGGTGGCCGCGTAAAGGTCAGCCCGGGCGGTGGCCTCATCGACGAGGGCCCGGGCGTCGGCTTCGGGCAGCTCGACCACGACGCGAACGACGTTGTACGTAGGCCAGAGACCGCGGTTTACTGTCTGGACCTCGGCGGCCGGTGCTTCGATGCTCACTGGAACCTCCTCACCCGATAGGCTAGCAAGCGGGTGGTTCCGCCGCCGGTTCCGCCCCAGATAATATAGGTTGAACCTGCGGAATACTGACCCGTCACCGTGGTTGACGCGGACATACTCTTAAAACCAGGTTGGCCGCCGTAGTAGGTCGAGCCGTCGCGGCCCTGCTGGGCTGTCAGATAGGCCCCGCTGTTCTCCGCGAAGACCGACGTCCAGGCCCAATTACCGCGGGGGACAATTTGAAGGCTGATCGCCCCGTACAGACTCGACGCGGCCGCCTCGGATGATCCGTTCGTCGCCGAGCCATCCCAGTACCGGGTCTTCAGGACATAGGACGACGCCCCGGGCCGATCGACGCGGACGCCGCAATTCTCGGTAGCGTTACCATTGAGCGCGGTACCAAGGGCGCATATGCACACGGTTGACGTGTTCATGGACGACACCTCAAACACGACATCAACGAGCCACAGATCGTTCTCGACGTTGATCCCGGTCAGGTCGATCGGAACCCCCACCCAGCGGGTGGACGTCGTCACGACCTCGATCCCGGTCGACGTGCTCCAGCTCAGCGAGAAGGAGCCGGACGTATGCGCCTGGACGGTGGCCTTCGCCGTTACACCGTCGGCCGCGTAGATCGTGTGTGGACCCACCGAGGTCACAGCGCCCGAGGACGCGGTGGTATCCACTCGGAAATCAACTTCGCGGAGCGTTGTCCATGCTGCGGGCGTTCCTCCTCCTCCGCCGCCGCCGCCGCCTGTAGAGGGCGAACCCTTTGCGCCGGCCATCAGGACCCCCTCGGCTCAGCTTCGTACATGACATGGGCCACGGAGCTGGCACCGTCGGCAACGACGAAGAAGGATCCGCCGTCGGCGGAGGCCTTCCCGAACACCGACGCGGTAAACGTGAAGCACTCACCCGAGGCGATCGGCATGTGATCGGCGTCGATAGCCGCGCCGTCGGTGCCCTCGCATGCCACCGCGCCGGCCTCATCGGCACCGGCGGACGTCTTCAGCCGGATCGAGACCCGCCGAGCCCACCCCGGCGGCTTGATTTCGCGAGAATTTGCGGCGGTAGCGTTCAAGGTCACCGCCTTGACGGCCGTTTGGCCGAATTGGGGGGCGAGGGCGCTATGGTCGGTGGCTGCCATCATGTACTCCAGATCATCGAGGGCCAGTGGAGAAGGGTCAAGGTGAATCGGTTGCCCCAGGCCGCGGCCGAAAGACGGGCAAGAACCATCATTTCGTCGAAGGTGTCGGGGGCGGCATGGACGATGCAGCCGGCGGACCACCGATCCACCTGCGTGCTTTCGCGGTAGGCGCTGGCCCGGTGGACATTGATCCCGCGGCCGTTTCGGTAGATCGGCCCGTCGAGATCGATCCGGTTGTCCGCGTTGTAGTCCCGGTAGACGGGGAGATCGGGCACGTCGTACCGATGACAGATCGCCGGGTAGGGGTTGCTGGACCCGTGATCGCGGATCGTGTGCGTCGATCGGTACTGGCCAGGCGCGAGGACCGCGGCTCCCCCTTTGGAAGTCGTCCCCCTTGACAGTTGGAAGGTCCCCGGGTCGGTCGTAGCTTTCCAGACCCTCCAGAGCGCGCGGCCGTCGTCGTCGTGGCAGGCCCAGCAGATCGCATCGTCGAAGCGGTTGGCCTCACGGCTCGGAGTCCGCAGCGCTAGCAGGTTAGCGTTCCACGGCTTCGACGGAGTCCAGAACCAGACGCCGCCGGAGGCGATGACCGCGGCGCGCACGCCTTCGAGGGTAGGGATCCGGCCCATCATGCCCCCGGAGCTGTCCGAATGAAATTCGGCACGGTCGCCAGCTCGATCTGCACATCGCCCGGGCCGCGCTCCACCCGCCGGACGTGACATAGGGCGCGGTCCAGGGCCACCTCGCCGTCGGTCACCAGGACCACATCGCCCGGCCGGAGGTATTGGTATTCTTGCGGAAGGAGGTAGGACAACCGGCGACGCGTCGACCCATGGAGGCGAAGACGCCACCGGAGGACGGCGGCCGCGGTGGCCGGATCGTCGATCGTCGATGCTTCGAGCGGGGTGCCCACAAGCGGCTCGCCCCGCGGCCCCTGGTGACGGCTGTAGGACTCCACCGCGTACGGATCGACAATGTACCGATCGGAGGCTTCGGAGCGCAGCGGGCCCATGGTCAGCTCGCGCAGATAGGCGCCGGAGTCGGACCGCCTCGCAAACCGGATCCGGAGCTGGTTGTACAGCTTCGACGCGTCGGAAAACTTGACCGGCCCGGCCCGCTGGCCGCCTCGGGTCGAGGGGTTGATCACGTCGATCGCGTCGGCTTCGGTCGCGTCGAAGTCCCAGAACACCAACTCCGCGCCGCCGTCGCCAAACATCAACGAGACCGGAAGCCAGGGGAGGACATCCTGGCGCAAGATCTCCCAGGGTGAGGCGGATTCATTGGTGAAGAAGTCGAATTTGTACCCGCGGAGCCGCTCCTCCACATGGGGGACAAGCGCCGGAAGCCGGAGGGTAGACAGCCCGAGCAAATACCGGATCACGTCTACAGCATCCCGCGCCGGTCGGCCGTCGTAGATGGCGCCGCCGCCGGCGATGATCGACGCGTGGATCTCGTCGCCGTCTTCGACGAGCAGGCCGGTAATCCCGGTCCCGGGCACGGTCACCTTCGTGACCTGTTGACCGAAGGCGTCCACACCAGCGGTACAGGGGTAGGTCTGGTCGTACTTGACCAGCGATCCCGGGTCGTACTTGCTGACATTGTAGACGCGGACGGCTGCGGCCCCGGCCGTACAGGCTGCGATATGGCCACGCGCGATCACCAGCTCCGCGTCGGTGCTGCTGTTGTCGCCGGTCTGGGAGATCCGGACGAGAAGCCCAGGAACGCCAGGGAAGAGATCCGCCGTATCCGAGCCGAGTATGGTGCCAGGTTGGCCGATGACCAGGGGGTACTGTTGGCCCTTGGCCGAATCCGACGCGACCAGGACGCCGGAGCCCGGCCAGGTATCGACGCCGACCACCTCGCGATCCGTCGGAACCTGTCCGCGGTCCTCGGTTGGCTCCTCGACGACCGAGAAGCGGACGGGCTCAGCTCGCGCGCCGTACTCCGGACGGATCAGCCGGCCAGCCAGGACCACCTCGCGCCGTTCGAACGGGTCCCCTTGACGTATCAGGGAGACCTCCCCCCGGGCGTCGCCCAGATCGTGGCCACCCTCAGCGAGCGCGGCCCACCCGAGCGCGCCGGGGTCCGCGCCGACCCCAAATAGGACCTGGATCCCGACATCGCGTTCACCGACGCCGAGATCCTCCGGCCCGCTCTCCTCCGCGAATTTGATCGGGCTCAACCCCTCCAGGAAGAGCAGGGGCCCCGCGTCGCTGTCGACCGCGACCGGCTCGGACGCGAACCGGTACACGCGGCCGCGGAGGGTCAGCTCCACGAGCCACACCAGCCGCGCAGGCGGGAGCAGATCCGCGCGGGTGTACCGGCCCACGGCTAAAGCTCCTCCTCAATCACCAGCGCGTCGATCGCGAGAAGCTCGCTCTCGCCTTCCTCGCCGAGCACCGCCTTCGCCGTAAACTTCGAGACGATCCGCCCATAGAGGCCGGCCCAGGCGCCCACGGCATGCTGTACCGTCACGCCAGGCCCGGGCGTCGGCAATCGCGCGACGTAGTACACCGGATGGAGCGGGCCCACCGTCCGCCGGAGGACGGCCGATGCCAGGGTGGCGTCATTAACGGCGCCGACCGCCGCATAGCCGGCCCTGGGCGCGATATGATCCGGCGTGGGGTTCGAGCCGCCAATGCTGGACCCGTCCACAGCGAGAAACGGCAGCGAGACCCGGCGCCGCATCGGGCCGCGCTCGGTCGCTGTACGGCGCCCAGACCGGCCCTCGGCGATCTCGACGTTGGGCGCGGCCGACAGCTTCCGCCCGCGGGAGACGCGCGGAGAGAACGCGAGAAACGGCCCGACCAGGCAGACGCCGATCTTGTATCGGTCGTCCGTGGTGGTCTGATCTTTGGGCACCCGAAGGCGCCACCGCTGATAGCCGATGGTCACGTCATGTACGAGGACCGCGACAGAGGGCCGGACAATGTCGCAGAGGCCGGACGCGGGGAGCAGGGCAACGCCGCCCCCGAGACGGACCCAGACCTGGGGCCCGCCGGAGGGGCCCCACACCCCCGCCCCGTTGGCGAGAATCGGCCGCGCGACGGGCGAGCCGCCAACGTCCAGAACCGCAAACCCACCGACCAATTCGTCCAGTTCGATCCATCGGTCGGCCGCGATGCCGCCCGACGCGGTGATCACGTCGCCGGATCGGCTGAAGGACAAACCGGCGAGGCCGTCGGCCGCGTCGATGGTCGCCAGGGTGGCCCAGGTCGCCCCGTCGTAGCCTTCGAGGTGGTGGAGCCGCTGCCCGACGCCGCCCAGGTAGACACCGACCGACCCGGAGAGGACGCGCCGCGGTTGTAGATCGAAGTTCCAGGGAATGAGGTAGTCGGAACCGCCGATCCCGCCGGTCTCCGTCGTCTCCCAGGCTACCGCCGGGGACGCCGACTGCTGGGGATCCAGGTTCTGAAGGCCGAACTCGTACCGGGTGCCGACGGTCCACACGTCGCCGACGAGGGCGGAGCCGCCACGAGCGCGGAGGGTCCGCCCGTCGTCGAGGTATGCGGGGGCTGGGTGGAAGGGGCGCCCAGTAAGCCCCGAGGGCCACCAGGACGCGCCCAGGTCAGCCGCCCGCGGTCGGCCATGGTCGACGAAGCCCGAGATCGGCATGGCCTCCCACACGACCTCACGGGAGCCGCCGGAGGACAGCAGACCCCAGCGGACATGGTCCACGGCACCGGTGGAGGCGGACGCCGTGAGCTGACCGCCTCCGATCTCCGTCCACCGCCCGTCATGCTGATCCGCTCGCATCCACGCCCGGAACCACGGCGCGGAGGACCCCGATCGGTTGGTCTCGATCACGTACTCCCGCCGGTCGGCGGCCCAACCGGTCAGGGTGCCCAGGACGGCCGCCCCGTGGCGGTCTACCACCTGCGCCGCGCCGCCCATGAGCTGGAGCCAGCCCTCATAGTGGTTGGTGCCGTCGTCAAAGACGAGGGCCACGCCGGTCTCGGCCTGACTGGTCGAAAACGCGCCCCCGCTCACAACATCGACGCCGAACGGACCGATCACGCGATTAGGCCGATCGCCGGGGTAATCCTGCTGGATCGAGTAGGTCGCCATCGATCCGCCGATGAGGCGGAGCCCGTCCGCGTCGATCGTTGCCGTTGGCGACCCCAACGCGATCACCGTAAGCCCAGCCCAGGCCGACGGCAGCGAGATCGGCAGATAGATCGCGCCATCGTCGCCGGTACCCGTCCGGATGAAGTCGACCCCGTAGGGCGACCACTCCAGACTCGACGGCCCCCCGAATTCGAGGTGGTACAAGCTCTCGTCGGCCGGTCCCGTGGAGTCGGCTTGGCAAATGAGGTGCAGGCGCCCAAGGCCGGCGACCATACAGGCCGCGCGGGCGGTGTACGCCGCAAAAAGGCGCTCAGAAGCGTCGCCCGTCCTGAGAAGGCCACGGTTTCGGTAGGTGTCGTCGGTCTCGACCTGGACCGAGGGATCGGAAAGATCGACCACCACCAAGTCGAGGCGGTCCGACGATTGCAGGAGCTGGGCGGCGTACAGCCGCCCGTCGATGCCGACGGTCGAGGCAAACCGATCACAGTTCGACACCGAGCCGCCGAGCGCGGTGTTGTAGTCGTCCGCGTCTACGATCTTGGCATCGCTATGGTCTTGGGTCGCGTACTTGACGCGGAGGCCGTCGAGGTAGACCCAGAGGACAGCGCCCGAGGGCAAAACGTGTAGATCCGGCCGTCCGACGTCATGGGTAGAGGCCGGGTAATGCTCGATCTCCTCGACACTGGCGAGAAGATCACGGCTCACCAGGTGCCACCACTCGCTACCACTGGACGGCACCACGGCCGCTATCGCCAGTGTGATGTATCCGTCATGGTACACCGCGGACATAGTCGCCGGATCTGCTGTATAGGGCAGCGAGAACCCGGAGATCGACGCGGCCGACTCCGCCCAGGTCGCGCCGTTATCATCGGAATACCAGACCTGGATCGCCCAGACCTCCGCACCGGAGACGTCGACCCCCTCGACGGTCAGGTGGGGCAGCAGCAGACGGACGCCACCGCGGCGCCGGGGCACCATCACCAGGGCGCCGACAATATCGTATCCGTGGCCTATCGTCGGTGAGAGGGGCTGAGGCCTCACCGAGGAGATCGTCCAAGACGCGGCACCCGGCAGCAGGCGCGCGACGCGGAGCTGGGCCGCGGGTCGGTCCGCGTAGACCACCACCAGCGTATGATCCGGAAGCCGGATCGCGGTTGGGGCCCGCATGCCTACGCCGGCGGTGGTGTGCGCCAGCGCCCGAAACCGGCTCGGGGTGCGGTAGGGAAGCCACCCGCGGAAGTCCGTGGCGGCCGTTTCGGTGCTTTTGCGCCAGATATACCGACCGGCCCGATCATTGGCACCGGCGGCGCCGGCCTTCGAGGCCTGGACCGTGTAGGAGGTGGCGGTCACGTCGGATCCGCCCTGCTGTAGCTCCAGATAACCGGCGTTCGACGCGTCCGGCTGGGGTTGATCTGGCTCCGGCCCCCGTTGGGTCACCGTTTCGCCGGCGATGTTTCCGTGGGCGAACCCGGGATCCAGGACGACGAGGCCGGACAGAGCGGCGGGGACTTTTTCGGTCATCGCAATGTGCCCGGGCGGTAGGGGTTGCGGCGGAGGTTGCGCGCCCCGGCCCGTTGGTCGCGCTCGACCATCACCTGATCGAGGACGCTATGGCGTAGGCGGAACTGGACCACGGTGGGCGCGGAGCTGGGCGCGGCGCCGGCATTGAGCGCCGCCACACCGGCCGGACCGCCCGCCGCATCCACGCCGGACCGGGTCAGGACGCCCTCGCCATCCTGGGCAACGATCGACCGCTCGCCAGGCTGGAGGCCGTCGGCCGGTGGACCGACGATCCCGCCCGTATGGTAGGTGGGCGCCTTTTGTGCTGCGATGACCGCAGCCTGGGCAGCTCCGGCGGCAGCGATGCCAGCCGCAGCGATCGGACCGGCGACCGGGCCGAGAACGGCCAGGGCTTGGATCACCGCGACGGCGGTAGACATCGCCACCTCCGATATCCGCGCCGTCTTCATGGCGACGAACGCCCGCTGCATCGCCCGGGCTTCCTCCGCGTATCGACGGCGGAGGGCGCGCTTCTCGGACGCGCTGAGGTCGTCTTGTTGGCGTGTGTAGCGGTCCTGGATGCTCCTGAGCGCATCAGACCGGCGGTTGACCTCGAACGTGGCCAGAGTGTCGATCGCGGACATCCAGCCCGCCGCCATTCGCTGGGTAGCCTCGAACTGAGACTGGATCTCCATCATCCGGGTTGCGTGAGCTTGGCCCCGAGCCTCCGAAACCCGGCGGACCCGCTCCAGCTCCGCCACCGTGATCGCTTCCTCAAGGGCCAGCGCTGCCTCGCCCTGGTCAAGGCCCTGGGCTACCGCGCGATCCAGCTCCGCCGCCACACCGGCCAGGCGCGCCTCGATCTCAAGGTTGATCGCGCGCTCCTGATCGACCAATTGGCCGGTTTCGGCTACGCGCCGGGCGAGGTTGTCCGCCTGGATGCCCTCAAGGGTCGCGGAGGCGGAGACAAGATCGGCCTCCTCGCGTAGCAAGGCGATCCGGGCCGCGTCGTCCTGACGCTGACGCGCCGCGGTGGCCGACCTCTCGGCCGCGGCCGCCTTCGCTCGCCGTTGGGCCGCCTTCGCCGCGTCGGCTTCGGTTGTGTCCTTCGGCTTCGCCCTGAAGTCGGCATCGATCTTCCGCTGAGCCTCCGCGGCCTCCGCCATCCCGGCGGCCGCGTCTCTCGTCGTGTCTCGCAGCTCGCGGAATGTCTCCGCGCTGTCCGCGGCCGAACCTCGCGCCGTCTCGATCGCCGCCGACACCGCTTCGATCGGCGTCTTGAACACGAATAGATCGGAGGCGTCTTGCGGCAGGTCGCCCGACAGCAGGCCGCGCCAGGCGGTGGCGAGCTTTTCGAGCTGGGCACCGTACGCGACGATCGCCGCACCGCCCACCTCCGCTACGAATACCGTGGCAACGGTGAACTGCTCGATCGCGTTGATGATTCCATCGGAGCCGACGAGGCGGGCCTGTAGACCGTCGAAGACCAAGCCCAGCTCCGTCACCGCCCGTTGCCAGTCTCCACTCGCCTGGGCTGCCTCCTCACCGACCCCCACCCCGAATTCGTCAGACAGTCGAACGAACGCTTCCAAGCTGGAGGTATCGCCAAGGGCTTGTAGGAGCTTGCCGCCGGATTTGCCGAACGCCTGAGTAGCCAGCGCGGCCCGGGTCGTGGGATCCTCGACGTCGGAGAGGCTCGCGAGGAGATCCCGCAGAACATCGTCGGCCGGTCTCAGTTTGCCATCGATCTGGGCTTCGACGCCGAGGCGCTGGAACGCCTCCGCGGTGGGGCCGGTGCCCTTGGCGACGTCTGCCATGCGGCTGGGGAGCTTGTCCAGCGCCGGTAAAAGGCTGTCGAACGCCTGACCGCTGCCCTCCGCGGCGAGACGGAGCCCGCCGAGGGTGGCGGCGGCAATTCCGGTCCGTGTGCTCGCGTCGATCAGATCGTTTCGAAGATCGGCCACATGCTGGCCCATCCGGGCGACCGCGGCCCCGGCAGCAGCGACCGCGGCCCCGGCGGCCGCGATGCCCGCCCCGAACTTTTTCCAGCTCTCCGCGGAGGCCTTCGCCGCTTTCTTGTGTGCGGCCGCCTGTTTGGCCGCGGCGCGTTGGGCCGCCTTCGCCGACGCCGCCTCGGCCTTGGTCATCTCCTTGATAAACGCCCGCGTAGCGATACCCACCTGCCGCTCGGTGGTTTTGGGCACCTCCCGCATACCCTTCGCGAATTCCTTGGCCTCCGCGAGGATCCGGATCCGAATGTCCTTGGACACCGCCATCAGCGCACCAGCTCATCACCGAGGTTGGACACGATCCGATCGGCCGCCTGATCCGACGCCTTGATCATCAGGTTCCGGGCGGTCTTTCCGCGGCGGATATAGTACGCATACCAGGCACGGTTACCCAGCTCCGCGACGATCTCGCCGTTCTCGACGCGGATATCGGCCATGTAGAGCAGATCCCGGGATTCTCCCGACTTGACCGGCCACAGGCGCCGGGCTCGGTCGAAGGCGGGTTGTAAATACCGAAGCATCACCGCCGGGGTCCGGTCCTCGGCACGGTTGGCCAGGCCCGCAGACATCCCGCGAACATCGGTGTCCAGCTTGAGGCCGGTTGGCATTACTCCGCTCCCAGGTTCAGCTCGGCGAGGACTTCGATCTGACGGGCCCGGGGTAGACCGCGGAACCACCCGGGCTCCCGATTCCACCGCCGGCAGAGCCGCAAGGCCATCAGGTCGAGCCGCCCCCGCCGGCTTCGATAAAATCCACCTGCGCCGACACCTCCGACTCCCGCGGGAAGAGGGCGACCAGGACCGCATCACGAAATGGTAGCGACGCCTGGAACACCTCGATCCGGGTCAGCCCCTTGGATCTCAAGTAGTCGTAGACGCCGCCGCCGAACACGAAGAGATCGAAACCGCAGCCGCGGAGAGTGACGCCAGCCTGAGCCGCCAAGGAAGGGCAGCAGGTGCCCAGGAACGCCCCCGCAATCCTCGACGCGTGGAGCTCGGACTTGCGGACCCAGAGATCCGCAAGCTCCTCACGGACGGCGACAGAGGGCGGGAGCATGGCCGGCATGCGACGGCCGACGATCTCCAGATAGTCCGGAACCGTCGGATCCGCCTCCTCGGCGGTATCCTCGCGCGGGAGATCCTCGATCATGAGGTCAGCGCCGCCACCTCGGCGGCGGTGAAGAAGAAGACGGTACCGGAGACTTCAACCTTGCCCGGCTCACCCTCGGAGAAGGTCACCTTGCCATGGCAATGGGGCAGGACCTGCGAAAGGGTGCCGTCGGTCCACGTCACCTTGACCGTCCACACGTCGCCGTAGCTCGCGGAAGTCGAGACGCCGGAGGAATAGGCGCCCGTTTTAGAAAACGCGTCCTTGAGCTTCCAGCCCTCGACGTCGGTAAGATGGGCGGAGAACGAAAACGCCGCAGACTTCCGCTGGGTCTTCCGGATCGCGTACAGCTCCTGACGATCGTAGAACTCCGCGATGTCAGACTGGTCCTCCATCATCTCCGGCCCTTTGTAGTCGCCGTCCTCGTACAGGACTGTGTACGAAATTGGGGTTCCGGAGTCGTCTTCTACGGTGATCGTACCATCGCGGGGAATTCGTGGGGATGCCATGGGGATCGCTCCTATTCGAGGTCGAGGTAGTGGAGGACGGAGAACTGGATCTCGCCGATCTGCTCGGTGTGTGTGCTGTCGAGCAAGCCGACCTGGAGGCCGCGGATCTGGATCTGAAGCTCGGAGGTAGGCCAGCCGCCGCCTTGCACCATGATCCGCTCGATCAGCTCCTGAGCGGCGCCCAGGGCGGCGTCGCCGTCGGTCACGGCGTCGGACCCGCGGAAGGTGTAGGCGAAGCGCAGAACCAGCACCGAGCGGCAGAGGGCGCCGGAGTCGGACCGCTGGCGCCCCGGCTGGGCGTCGGTGCGTTCGACGCCCACGGAGAAGTGCTTGTGCTTTCGGCTACCGGGGACCAGGCCAAACGCCTGCCAATACCAGGTCGATTGAGACCAGCCGGACCAGCCCGAGACCCGGCCCGCGACGGCTTGACGGATGCCGGCGAGGGTCACCAGGACCACCGATCGGCGATGTTGTCATAGGCGCCCGAGGTCAGGAATAGCGGAGGGGTGGCCGTCTTAGTCGTGTCCCGATCGCCGTCGTCGTCGGTATCGTATGCGAATTCAATGCCAGCCCACTCCGCCGCATATTGGCGGCCGTAGAATTTCGACTTTTCGAGATACCCGGCTTCGGGGTCGGCGTTCGTAGCAAAATCCGCGAAGATCAGCGCCAACGCGTGGAACCGGTGAGCGTCCCGCAGCTCCTCCGGCTCAAGGATCAAATTGGGCCGGTTTCCCTCCCGGCGGAGGCGCTTGGCAATGTCCTTCCAGGCTGCGTCGAGCTTCGACTGGTACGACGACCACGCCGACGGCCGGAGGCGGTCTAAGGCGGATTCCAGCTCCACCAGATCCGCGTCGGTGGCCACCGGATGCAGCGCGGAGCGGCCGACGATCGCACCTTGGCGAGGGTCGAAGGCGACCCCGCCGACCGTCATTAGCCACTCAAGGCGGTAGCCCTCCGCCAGGTCGAGCGTAGACGGCAGATCCGCCGCCGGGATCGTGTACTCCATCACCGAGTCGACGACGGACGCCGCACGGCCCGAGAAGATCGCCACCCCGTCGGGCTTGAGAAGCGACACCGTAGCCGCGCTGGGCACCACGAGGGCCCCGGCGTGGTAGACCGGGGCCCGCACGAGGGAGGCGGAGCCGCGGCGGAGGAACGCCGGGCCCGCAAACCTCGCAGAGTAGACGAGGGGATCCGCCATTATGCCGCGGCCCGGGCGGCCATGTAGGCCTCAAGGGCTTCGAGCTTGGCCGAGTAGATATCGGCGCGGGCGTCGTTTCGGGCGTCTCGGCGGCTGGAGTATTTGTCCCGCTGGCCGCGAAGGGTGAGCGCAAGCGCGCGGCCGACGTGGGGCAACATCGGCGCGATCTCGCCGGAGTCGACGAGAGAGGCCGCGAAGGCCACCCGGCCCTCGGTGTCGTACTCCCACCGGACGCGGCCGGGAAGGCGGAGAGGCCGCCGCCATCGCGGCACATGGATCGGGCCCTTATGGCCGTCGTACACGCCGACGTATCCGCGGACCTCAGCGCCGAAGGCCACCACGGTCCGAGAATCCGCGCCGGCGATCTCGCGCCATCCCTGGCGACCCTTCCAGGCCAGGGCGGATGTAGCGTCGCCGCTTAGCTGCTTCCGCAACTGCACAACGCCGCTGACACCGGCCTGGTAGTAAAACTCCACAAGGCGCGGCGCTACCGTCAACCCATCGCCCACCGTGAACACGTCCCACTGGGCGATGTGATGAAGAAGGGTGAACCATGGCCGAGGCTCAAGCCGTAGAAGCTCCTGGGGAGCTGTCGGCCGCGCTGCGTCCCTGGAAAGGCCAGCGCCCGGAGAGGCCGCCGCCGCCTTCGACGATTTACGCCGCACCGCCATCAGGGGGCCTTCACCGACAGGAGCCCGCAGCCCCGGCCGTCCTCAACCTCGATCACACCGACGCGATACGACGTATAGACCGAAGACACGGAGTCAGAGGCGGTCCGCTCGGCTTCGACGAGGATCGGCCCGAGGTGGAAAAGGATGTTCGCGTCCTCGGGCGCGACGATCTCCTGCTCACCGAACGCGATCGCGCCGCCGCCGATCATCTGCCCGACCCAGTCGCCGCCGGAGTCGGCAACCTTGTCGGTGGTGAAGATGTCGACGCCGTCGTAGGAACCTTGGAAGCCGGGCCCGCGGAGGCGCATCTGTTCGGCCGTTGCGGGCCGCCATTGCGTCACGCCGGTTCGAGCTTCGAGATCGTCGATCCAGTCGGCGTGCTGGTCCTGGTGCCAGACCAGCATGTAAGGCCCGGGCACAGAATTCTGAATCAGCGCCTTCTTCGCCGCGATGAAGGTGTCGTGCGTCATCGCGACCGCCGTGGTCCCGACCTGCGAGGACCAGCCGGTAGTCAGCTTGGCGATCAGGTCGGTCAAGGTCTGCGCCGCCTTCGCGACACCGTGCATCATAAAGCGCATCGGGGCCAGGCTGCCCGTGGGATCGACGGCCCGCATATCATCGGTCACGGCGTTCATACCGCCGTAACGGGCCGCGGCGAGCTGCCGCTGGAGAGAGGACAGGGTGTCTTCGGTGATGGTGACGCCCTCCGCATAGGCGGTCAGGGCTCCGCGGTCCCAGTCGAAGATCGGCCACTGGTAGGTGCCGGATCCGCTACCGACCCGGCCAAAGCCGTAGGCGTTGAGGTTGAGGAGTGCCGGATGGTTCCGCAGGTTGGAACGGTCGCCGAGCATCAAGCCCGCGAACTGGATCGCGACCTCAGTGGTGAGTGCGTTCGAGCCGGGGACGGCGCCGGTATTGATAGGCATGTGAAAACCTCAGTTATTCTCGGACGTTGCGCCCGGAGGGTGGAAATTGTCGAGGCCTGGAATCAGCTTCGACAGGGTGGGGATCGCGGCGGAAAACTCCGCGGCGGACATCCCGCGGATCGACTCCGCGGTGAAGACTCCGCCCGCGTCGGGCGAGCTGGCCGGACCGACGGGGGCATGGTTCAGGACCCGAGACGGTCCCCCCTGGTACTGGGCTCCCCTTTCAGAGTGACGGGGTACCTCCCCCGAGGCCGGCGGCGCCTGCGGCAGGAAGGGCGCGAGGACCTCGGGCCGCGCTTCGGGCTCCGCGTCTCGGATGCCCTGCATCCAGGTTGCGAAATCGGCCACGCCGTCGGCGCGCTGCTCCTCGAACTCAAGCGAGAAGAGGCGCTGGATCCGCTCCGACTTGATCCCGGCGTCGGAGAAGGCCCGCTCCCGCGCAAACCCGGCACGCTCCTCGGAGCGCGCGGCCTCAATCGCCGCAGACGACTCAGCGCGGAAGGTGTCGAATTGGCTTTGTACGGTCCCGAGCTGCTCCTGGTAGGCCTCAGCCTGGGCCGCGAGCTTTCGCAGGGTGGCCAGCTCCTTGGAGTCGATCGTCACGTCAGGCATCAGGGATCTCCACAATCGGTGCAGCGGCCGCCAGGCGCGCCTGTTCCTCCGCCACGCGGACCAGGGCCACCTCGGCCTCCTCGCGCGACGTGCCGGGGTGTTCGTCGATGTAAGCGTCGACGCGCGACATCAACCCCTCCTTGAGGCGGTAGGTGTTGTGCTCGCGGCGCTCGCGGCGCTCCGCCGGGGACAGCGGGAGAAGCCGGTGTTCGACCGTGTACCCCTGCTCCGGTACCGGAGGCGCGGCTCCCGTGAGGTTGGACATCACCGCGATCAGCTCGACCAGCGCGACGTCGGAGGGTTCGAGGACGCGCCCGTACCGCTGCTGGGCCTCGCGCTTGGTCTGCCGCGAGATCGTCAACGCTTCAGCGCTCATCGGGTTGCTACTACCGCGGAGAACGGGCCCGACGTCGAGGCCGTCGAAGCTCGACAGGGCGGCCTCTAGCTTCTCGACGGCCATCTGTAGCTGTACCGGGTCGACGCCCGGGCCCCATTGGCCGGTTTGTACCGTGTCGGCCGTCGGGTCCTTGACCAGCAGCGCCAGGGACGTGGGATCCGTCGGGATCGCCATGCGCGCCTCGGATCCGTCGCCCTCGACGGCGGCACCGGCCAGCATCGCGCCATGGACCCAGCGGATCGGGTACGACGCGCGGAATAGGCCATGCTGAAGAAAGGTATAGGCCGCGGCCACGTCCATGGTAGCTTCTACGGCTTCGACTTCGCGGTAAGGATCCCACAGCCGGCCCGTCCGCCGCGCGTGGTACAGGACCGCCGGCAGGAAGGGAAGCCCGGCCCGGTCGCCCTGGGTGTAGCGGTAGGGGTAGGCGGACCCTTCCAGCGCGGCGAGGGTGGGCCCGTCATGGCCAGCCAGGCCCGCCTCGACGACCCGATAGGCCGGGAAGCGGGGATCGGTGACGTCGTACACGTCCCACGCCCAGACACCCCGACCGTCGGCAAGGACGCGCCAGCGGAGCTCGCGGTAAACGGTCGGAAGCTCTGGCCGGTCCGGCCTCGCTTCGAGCTGGACGCAATCTGGCCGGACGTCGCGGAGATACAATTCGCCGGTGGCGCGGTCCTGCTCGACCTTGACCAGCATTTCGCGGAGGCCCACGATCCGCTGTTGAACGTCGACCATAAAAGACCAGACCCCGAGGCGCTCCAGGAGGCCCGGGGCACCGTCGAGGGCGCCCAGGAATCCGGCGAGGCCGGCCTGGGTACGGTGCTCGACCCGCACGCCTTCGAGGTAGTTTGCGGCGAGCTGCTCACACAGACGCCGGAAGGGGTTCCTCGCCATCGACTTCCGGCCCATGATGGCGCGACGGGTGCGGCCGAAATGGGCGCGGAGCGTGCCCTCTAGGTCGGATTGCCACGTGCCCGACAGGAGGCGCTCCCGTCGGCGGGTCTCGCGCCACCGCGCCGCCTCGGACGGATCGACAGGGACCGGCGGAGCGCGGAAATGGTGCGGAGAAGTGCCCACCCCGGATCAGTGCCACGGCAGGCACGGCCGAGCCAGGTACGCAATTGCGTACCTTGCGTCAGGCGGCAGAGTGTGTCAGCCGGAGCCGGCGATCGTCGCGGAAGCGTTCGACCGCGTAGCGGACGCCGTCTAGGGGATCTTTCAGGCTGGACCGAGGATCTCCTTCCCACTTGTCCGCGCCGTCTCGGAACCCCTCACACCTCCGCATAATGTGGAATTTGCCGGCTTTGGCGAGCGTGTTGATCAACTGAAACCCGCGCCGGACCGACCCGCGGCCCTTCGACGGAACCGAGATCCGGAGCCCACGAGATACCGCCCGCTCCCGTGAGATGCCCAATTGCTTGGCGATCTCGACGGTCAGATCGGTGTTGCACTTCCGCACGCCAAAGTAGTTTCGGTTTGTCCGGCGATCTCCCACCCAAGCGTCTATGTCGGTCCACACCAGGCCGTTACGCTTGAGCATAGACAGGAGATCGTGGGCGTCCTCCTGGGTCGTGGTCTGGACCCCGGGCCGCCAGACCTCATCGAGGACCACAACCCGCTCACCATCGGTGGCGACCAGGCCCGCATACTGTTTGCCGGGTTCCGTTCCATGGTCCACGCCGACAGCGAGGAACCAGTGGCGGCCATCGTCGAGCGGATCGGAGTCGAGGATCAGCCCGTCGGTGATCGCCCACATCCAACGGCCGGACCGTTTGGGGAACCAGTCGCCGGTACGTCGCATTTCGCGTTCGTCGGGTAGGTATCGGCTAATCTGCTCATCGATTTCGGCCTGCGTCTTGCGCGGGATCGGTACGATCCCACCGTAGATCGTTACATTTTCCTGAGTGTACGGGGTCACCAGCTCCGCGAGCCGGCCCGCTTTGATCTCGTCCTGCATGTATTCGAGCGGCGGTGACTCCGGCGTCGGAGTAAAGCCGGCCCGGAACAGCCCGCCGCGTTCATTGAGGCGCGGGATCGTCTCGGAGTACACGTTCTCCGGCGGCGGTTCGTCTAGATAGGCGCCGTCGACCTGCATACCCATGACCCGTTGACCGCCCTGACCATAGGTAGCCAGCCGAAGGATCGATCCTTCGCCGGGCCCGCGGACCAGGGGCACCCGCGGGATCTTGTAGCCGGTGAATCCGCCGCCCTTGACATACTCGACTTTCGGATCGACCTCCTCGCGCGGTAGCCACTCCCAGACGGCCCGGCAGACCGAGTCCATTTGCGCGAAGCTGTACCCGCTCAGAAGAATCTCAACGGGGCCAGGCGGTCGAGGCCGGAATGGCGAAGTACCGCGGAGCATGTGCGCGATATCGAGGCCGATCGCCCACGTCTTGCCGATCGTGTTTCCACCGCGCCAGCACAGATAGCGCTCCCGCGAGGTGAGGTAAGCGAGCTGGGGACGGGTGGGCCGCGCATAGTCGATCGCGTACCGCTCGCCGCGGTCGGCCGACGTCGAGAAGGGGTCAGCTCTACTCACCGACCGCACGCAGCCGCGGGCGCAGCTCCAGCGTAGGCCGATCTTCGAGGTACACGCGGACGAAAATCTCCAAATGCGGCGCAGGCATGCTGCGGGCCTTCGCTTCGAGATGCTCGCGCAATTCCTCCTCGGTCAGCTCCGCGGGATCGGCGTCTCGGGCGAGAAGCAGCGCGGACAGCTCCGCGTGAGCGGTCCGCATGGTCTTGAGGGCGGTTCCATAGGCTACCGACTTCAGATCGCCGCGCTCTACCGCCAGCGCGAGGCGCCCGATCTCCCAGCGAAGGTATTGCTCGCGATCGAATTCGGAGGGGTCGATGGTTGGGGCCAAGGTGCCGGGGTTGATGATCGGCAGCTCGGGGCCCCTCCCCCGTTGGCGGGCTCCCC